TAACGGAAGCCAACTGCATTGCATGGGCGCAAGCCGAAGCAAACCAAGCGGATGTCGAGGCGGCGATTGCTGCTAAGATTGAAGCTGACAAAACCCCAACCAGCGCAGCGGGAGTACCGTGGGCCGCTGAGTAACACAGAAAGGAAATCAAATGACTGAAGACAAAAAGGTCATTACGATTGACGATGTAGACTACACTGAAGACGAGTTGAACGACACTGCGAAAATGTGCATCAATCACATTAACAGCTTAGAGCAAAAGATTGGCAGCGCGGAGTTCAACTTGGATCAACTTAAAGTTGGGCGCAACGCGTTCGTAGAGATGCTCAAGAAAGAGCTACCAGACAAAGGCTAAACGATGACCGCATACTACGTCCAGCCAGAGCCGAGCGCATCAGGCGGTGAGACATACTGGCTGGAGGGGTATGCGGTTGGCGATGCCAAGTTTGCCGCAGCGCAGTCTGACGGCACAAGCACAACACTTACAGCGCCAACACGTGTGCAAATCGCGGCGATGCTGTCGGAGGGCGAGGTTACTTCGCTATTCGGCGGCAACCGCGTCGTTGCTGCAGGCGTGTCGCAAAGCCCAGCATCTGCTACAGTCACTGGCTCAGTTCGCATCCGCACTGCGGGTGTACGTTCTAGCAGCACAGGCACAACGCTTGTCGGCGGGTATCGTGTAAGGACAAACGGCTCACTAAGCCAAGCCGCAGCCACAACGCTAATCGGGGCTAACGCAACATTCGACGCCTACATTGTGCCGCGCAGCTTGTACGTCGAAGCAGACTACTGGGCGGTCAATTACGTTGACTACGCAATATCCTCGCACTCATCCGTACAGCCGTTGATTGTTAGGCCAACGGGCGCGTCTGCGCTCGCCACGTCCACGCCGCTTGTGTCTGGAGGCCGCATACGCACAAAGACAGGCGCAGTAAGCGCTGGCGAAGCAACCCAAATTATCGCAGCATCGGTCACTTACAGCAGCAACGCATTACTAACGCAGGCAACATCAATAATGCTTGCGTCGCTATCCGAGAAGTGGATTGACCTTGCGGAAGATGGCGACATCTGGACAGATCAGGCAGAAGACACAGACACATGGTCACTTGTCGCAGAGGCAAGCGGCACTTGGACAAACATATCTGAGGATACTGACATATGGACAGACGTATCCGAAGACACTGACACATGGGTTGACCAAAGCCCTCTAACATAGACGAAAGCTAAAAACTGCTGTATGTTAGCAGCAAAGGAGACATCACATGGCTATCACGCTAACAAAACCCATAGTCGGCGGTTCTGACGGCACATGGGGTACGACTTTAAACAGCACACTTGATACCGTTGCCAACTACTTAGACGGTGACCTTGAGATTACGCCAGACCTGACGGCGGGTTCGTGGAGTGTCAGCGGAACTGCAGTCACGTCAAGTGCCGCCGAGCTTAACATCTTGACTGGCGCAACGGTCACAGTTGACGAGCTGAACATCTTAGACGGGGCGAATGTTACGTTCTCCGAGCTTAACGTAATAGACGGCGACACGGCGGCGACATCTACAACGCTTGCAGACGCAGACCGCGTAGTCGTGAATGACGACGGCACAATGGTGCAAGTTGCCATGACTGACGTTGCCACATACACAAACACAGACGCAGACTTAAACGGCACGACAAAGATCGAGGAAGTCGTTGAAAAGGTCACGACGCAGACAAGCACGACAGGCACAATTACGTTTGACTGCAAGACGCAGGCCGTCGAGCTTTATACAGCAGATCAGACAGCCAACCGGACGATTAACTTTCGCGGCGATGGTAGCACAACGCTCAACAGCATGTTGGCAAACGGCGAAAGCATTACGGTTAGCGTTGCGATGACGCAGGGCGCAACTGCATATTACTTGAACGCATATCAGATCGATGGGACTGCGGTAACGCCAAAGTGGCAAGGCGGTTCAGCGCCAGCCAGCGGAAACCCTAGCGGGATTGACGTATATACGTTCACCATCATTAAGACGGCGACAGACACCTATACTGTATTAGCGAGCCAGACGGAATTTGCATAATGCCAGCACTATCAACCTTCGGAGGAATGTCAGCTAGAGGCTTTGGCTTTAGAACGGCTGGCACCTTTGAGTTCACGATTACATCGAACCAGCAAGAGCTAAACCTTAGCACGTATCTCACGTCTCAGGGTTGGAACGGCAGCGACAAGGTTATCGTTAGCATCGCGTCTGGCGTCTACATCTGGTCTGACGATGTGACAGTTGGCGGGCTAATCATTCCAAGCAGCATGAGCGGCAAGGTCACAATCTTCAACTCTGGCTACATAATTGGTCGCGGCGGAAACGGCGGCGGATATGACGGAGCAGCTCAAAGCGGCGGGCCAGCGATTGACAACAGCGCGACGGGCGTGTCGATCACCAACCAATCTGGCGCATACATCGCGGGCGGCGGAGGCGGCGGTGGCGGCGGCAATGGATACGGCGGCGGCGGAGGCGGCGCGGGTGGCGGTAACGGTGGACGTGGTCGCCACGTAAACGGCACAATATATTCTGGCGGAACGGGCGGAGCCGTAGGCCAGTCAGGCACAAGCGCACCTCAAGACGTTTACTCAGGTGGTGACGGTGGTCGCGGTGGCGGCGGAGGCGCTGGAGGCGGCGGCGGATCAGGCTCAAACTGGTTTGAAGGTCTGCGCGTGAACGGCGGTGGCGGCGGTGGCCGCATCCTAAACGGCTCAGGCGGAGCAGGTGGCACATCAGACAGCGCAGGGCCGATCGGCACAGGCGGTGCAGGCGGATCACTTGGTAACGCAGGCGGAGCTGGCACTGACACCTACGTTGGTGACGGTGGCGGAGGTTGGGGCGCATCTGGCGGTGGCTCTGGCGCATCTGGTGGTGCAGCCATCTCGGGCACAGCTATTACAGTCGTGAACAATGGAACAATTTATGGATCGCAGGCATGACGTTAGTACCGATAGACTTGCCAGCAGGCGTATATAAGAACGGCACAGACTTAGAGGGCCAAGGCAGATGGCAAGACGCATCCCTTGTGCGCTGGCGTGACAATACGCTGCGTCCAGTTGGTGGGTGGACTTCAAGAATTGGCGCTGAGTTAGTTTCTAACGGAAATTTCTCAACGGTACCTGATACCTCTTGGACTGCAGCTACTGGGTGGACAATTTCTAGCTCAGGCACATATCCGTATACTGCGACACACTATTATCCATCAGCCACTACACTGACGCAAGATATCAGCGTAATCCCAGCCCAGCATCGCATAACATTTGACGTTGGCGGATTGGGCGAAAGCAACACTATAAGAGTTAGGGTTGGCGAAGATATATTTGGCCCAGATGAGGTGATATATCTCAGCGAAGAAGTAGGAAACGGATCACATAGTTTTGACTTTGATATAACCGCTGCAGGCACTGTTACGATCATGGTCAATAAGCTACAAACGATAACGCCTGAATGGTACATCGATAATATTAGCTTGAAGCAGAAAGCTATGAGCTTAAATCCAATACGCGGCTTTCACACATGGGAAGCTAACGATGGATCGCGCTTTTATGCAGGCGGCTCATACAATGAATTAAGAGTGGCTACATCAAGCAACAGGTTCTACGACATTACGCCAACTGGCTTAACGGCTGGCGATGAGCATAGTACACTAGAGACTGGCTACGGTTACGGAACTTACGGCGTCGGCGCGTATGGTGTTGAACGCTCTGAGTTTGGTTCGTACTCAGAGGCCAATACATGGTCGTTGGACAACTGGGGCGAATATTTGATCGCTTGTTCATATGCTGACGGAAAATTATACGAATGGCAGTTGAACGTCTCTACGCCAGCAGCGCAAATTTCTAACGCGCCGACAGGTAATCTTGGCGCAGTTGTTACCGAAGAGCGTATTATTTTTGCGTTGGGTGCTGGAAGCAATCCACGAAAAGTGCAGTGGTGCGACATTGAGGACAACACCGCATGGACGCCAACATCCGCAAACCAAGCTGGAGACATAGAGCTGCAGACTGCTGGCCAGATTATGCAGGGCATCCGTACTCGCGGTCAGGTGCTCATACTAACTGACATTGACGCACACAGCGCCAGATACAGTGGCCCCCCGTTCATTTACGGCTTCCAACGTGTCGGCACGGCATGCGGTGCAATCTCTCGCGCAGCAGCCGTCGATACGGACGCAGGCGTTTTCTGGATGGGCCAGCGCGGCTTCTTCCGCTTTGACGGCAACGTCGTGCAAGAAATACCGTGCGATGTGTTTGACCACGTATTTGGCGAAATACAGGATAGAAGTAAGTCTAAGGTTTGGGCGTGGAATAACTCAGAGTTTGGCGAAGTCTGGTGGTTCTACCAATCTAACGCTCAGACAGATACTGGTGAGATCGACAAATACGTTGCATACGACTTCAAAGAAAACCATTGGCACATTGGCTCACTATCTCGCACTGCGGGCGCGCCTCGCGGCGTGTTCCGTTACCCATTGCTACTAGAAAGCACAGACTTATACGAGCATGAGCAGCCCAGCAGTGGAGCGACTAATATGTTTGCTGAAACTGGCCCGATCCAGTTGGGCAACGGAGACAACATCGCGCATGTAACGCAGCTCATAGCTGATGAGCGCACAAAGGGTGACGTGCAGCTTAAATTCAAGACTAAGTTTTATCCAAATCAAGAAGGCGGCGACGATGAGCACGGGCCATATGACCCAACATCTTCTAAGGGTAAATCCCCGTTTTATCAGGGTATGATCGGCGCGCGCTTCTCTGGTCGCCAGTTTAAGATGCGCGTTGAGCCAGATGACGGATCAAACTTCAGGCTTGGCATTGTGCGTGTCGATGTGCAGCAGGGTGGAAAGCGATAATGCCTACACCTATTCTGCCAACAATCGGACAAAACTTGGATCAGTGGGGGCGGCAGCTCACGCAGTACCTCACGCTCAACCTGTCAAAGCTGGGCTTTAAGACTGCAGACGATAACCCGTCCGACAATGGCATCATCTTGTGGGATGAGGTAAATGGATACCCAGTCGTGTCCAAGAATAATGCGTTTGTGCAGATCGTCTTGGAAGATGGCCACGCATCCTTTTATCGTAATTCAGATGTCACAGCGGCAGCCATAAACACGGCGTATGCAATCACGTATGATGCGCCAAGCGGCAATGTTGGCATTGATCGTGACGCTACGGATAACAGTAAGATTGTGTTTGAGCAGGCTGGCGAATACCTTGTCATGTTTTCAGCGCAGATTTCGTCAACATCATCTAGCACGGTGAAGTTTTACTTCTGGCCTCGTTTAAACGGCACAGACGCAGCCAACAATACTATTGTCTACTCACTGCATCAAAACGATGCCACTGTCGTTGTGTCTCGCGCCGCAAAGTTTGACGTAAGCGCTGGCGCTGAGCTGCAGGTGATGTGGGCGGTGGACAGCACGTCAGGCTTTTTGGACGCACAGAATGCGACAGGATTTGCGCCTGCAGCGCCCGCGACTACGCTACATATAACGAGGATGCATGGATGAGGGTTCACGTTTGACTGATAATGTTGTAAACTTTGAACGAAAGCCGACTATTCGGATTGAGCCTATCGTGGAAGACGTCCAAGCGGGTGTAGAGAAAACGCTATCACTGCTTGAGCCCTTAATCCGGAGAAACGAACGCAACTCTTCAATGGAAGATGTTGTGGGAGACATACTAGAAGGCCGCAGTCTAATATGGGCTGTGTATATGCAGGACACGTTGATTGCCGCATTTACAACATGCGTCATGAGGCACCCTCAGAGGCAAACGCTATACATTGAGTATATGGGTGGCACTGACATGAGCGTCTGGATAAACGCAGCCATAAATGTTCTCAAGGAAGTAGCAAAGCAAGGCGAGTTAGCTGCCATAGAAGCTGACGGAAGAATTGGATTTTCACGTTGCGTGCAAGATAAAGGCTTCTTGGAAACGTATCGACACTTTGAGATGGAGCTTTAGCCGTGGGCAAGAGTAGCACAACACAGACGCAAACCTCGACAATGGATCCGCTACAGCAGCGTTACATGGAGCAATACTTCATGCCAATGGCTGGCCAGATTGCGGGGATGGAGTTCACGCCGTACACCGGAGAGCGTGTCGCGGGGATGACTGGCTTGCAGGAGCAAGCGTTAGCTGGCTACGGCGCATTAGGTGCACCAGAGCAATTTGGGCAAGCGGGCAGCGTATTCCAAGAGATCGCCGGAATGCAGGCACGCACCCCAGAGCAGCGTGCGGCTGACGTTGCGCGTTACACTCAGGAGTACACCGCAGGCGTCATGGATCCCACGATTGCGGCGATGGAAGCGCAGCGCGCAAAGCAACGCACCGCGGAGGCAGCGACCCGTGCGAAGGCAGGCGCATTTGGATCACGCGGTGACGTTTACCGTGGCGCGTTAGAAGGCGAATACCAAGTCGGCATGGGCCAGACGTTGGGGCAGCTTCAGCAGCAAGGTTATACGCAAGCCGTCGCACGCCAGCAGGCGGAAGACGCGGCGCGTCGTGCCGAGCAGGCGCAAAGACTAGGAGCGGCGGGTCAGCTTGCCGGATTAGGCGCAACACAATTCCAGACGCAGCTTGCCGGACTTGGCGCTCAGATGGGTGCAGGCGAGGCGCAGCGTCTACTTAGCCAGCAGGGGCTAGACGCAGCGTATCAAGAGTACCTAGCGCAGCAGCAATTCCCGCTATCACAGTTTGCGGCGTTGACGGGTGGAGCTGGTGCGTTCCCAGCGGGGCTAGGGACAACGACAGGCACGACATCGACACGCGATCCAATGGGATCTATTGGCAGCCTCATGGCGGGAGCTGGTTCACTAGGGCAAGGCTTCGGCGCAATGTTTGGCGGCGGGGCCGGAGCGGCAGGAGCAGGAGCAGGAGCGTCTGGCGCCGGAAGTGCTATGGCTACATTCTTGTCAATGTTCTCCGACATACGCCTAAAAGAAAACGTGCAACCGCATAGCACGTCTAACGGTGTAAACTTCTACACTTGGGATTGGAACGACATTGCCAAGGATAAAGGCTTAGATGGTAGCAGCTTTGGCGTTATCGCTCAGGAGCTTGAGGAAACTCACCCACACTTAGTCGTCCGTAGCGATGATGGCTATCGCATGGTTGACTACGGCGGACTATATCAGGAGATAGGCGCGTAATGGAACAGTATCTACTCACACAGGAAGACATTGACCGCCTAAATCTAACCGACGCAATTGCGGGTGACGTTGCAACCGAGCAGGAGCTCAGAGCGCTTTTCCCTGCTCAGATGAATGAACGTGACCAGCTAGCGCGTCAGGCGGAAATATCTGCAATGGAGTTTCCAATGCCTCAAACTGCAGCCGCTCAAACTGAACAAGCGCCCATGTCTTACACGAATGACTACTCGGCGTTACGTGATCTTGGCTTGGACGTCACGCAGACGCAAAACGTCTTGGACGCAATCCAATCGGAGCAACCTGCGCCAGTCACCGTTGACCAGTCTGACACCTCCGCATTTCAACCTGCATTCTCGCAGATGGCGCCGGAGCAGCTTGGACTTACCCAGACGCCTCCTGCGCTTCTAGATGCAATACAGCAGCCAGCGGCACCAGAAGATCCATACAGCAATCTATCAAAAACGCAGCGACGTATGCTTGCGTTTGCGGCGCTTAGCGATGCGGGTATGGCGCTTCAGGGTAAGCAGGGTAGCTCGTTTAGTAGCTTAATGAGCGACTTCACCTTGCGTGCCGATCAAGCGCGTAAGGCGAAGGCGGCGCAAATGCGTCAGGAGATGCTTAGCAACTTAATGGGTGCGCCATCTGGCATGACCGGTGACATGAATGCGCAAAAGCAGCAGATCATGGGTGCACTTGCTGGCGGATTAATTGACGGGCCAACGGCTCGCATTATGCTCGACCAGCTAGGCGAGCAAGAGCAGAAAGTTTCTAGCGCTTCTAAGTCATCTGCACTGATGGCAGACATTGACCTGCTTTCCAGCCTAGGCGGCTTGGATCAGCTTCTTGGCGTTGAGGGTATCTTTACGCGCGGCTTAGAGAGTTTAAACTTAGGAGCGCTTCGCCCAGACGCGCAGACAGCGCGCAGTATCCTAAACAAGATTAAGGGCGGTGTGTTCTTGGCCGCGTTTGAAAGCCTTAAAGGTGGCGGCCAGATCACAGAGCTTGAAGGTACAAAGGCAGAGCAGGCTCAAGCGCGTCTACTAGAGACGCAAAGCCCAGAGGCATTCCGCGATGCGTTGGCAGAGCTGCGCTTCTATGCTGACATTGCGCGTCGTCG